TTCAATTCGGTGTTATCCAAATCCTCTAACCAGTAACTAATCTCGTCACCTACCTTAAGGCAAGAAACTTGTGTCATGCGATAAAGCGCATCGCTGTCTTTAGAAACTTTTTCTAAGTTCGTTAGAAGCTTCTGAGTGTGTGGTGTTGGTTCAAATACTGTTTCCATTAGCGATGCTCATTTACGAAAAAGTCTGCATTGACTCTAGTGACATCTTCAGCCATGTCACGAACATGCTCATCATGCCCTGCGACTCTGTAGTTCCCCGCTTGACCTGCAAAGAATCTTTGAACGACTTTCCATTTGCCTGAAGCTTTAGAAATCACGTAAGTACCGTTATCGCCGTTGTCGTAGTCAAGCCTGCTGATTACATCAACGTAAAGGCTTGAATTGCCTCCGAACCAGTTGCCTATCATTTGAATAAACCTTGCAGGCTCATCGACACCCAAAGCTGATGCCGCTTCACAAAAAGCTTCGATTGACTCTAAGCCACCGTTCCAATGAAGGTAGATACCTACCTGTGATGTATCCAAAGTGTTCTCAGATGAATCTTGGAAACTTATTACTGCTCTGTTACCCATTTTAGTTCACCACCTTTACGGTGACATTGTGGTTGAATGTTGCATAGATTTTTTCACCATGGATAAAGGCCGCTACTGCCTTTTCCTCTATGAAGTCGTATAGTGGTTGAGTTATGTCCTGATCTCTAAAATCGAAGATCAGTTGTGCGTGGTCTTTATCAACAGGTGGGAGTTGCATTTGGCATAATGGAAGTTCTACAACCTTTCCATTAAGAACAACCTTGGTGTTGCCGCCATAAGTAGCAATCGCTGTAAATGGTTTCCTTGTTTCTGTTATCATTTGATGGTTCTCCTTTTCTTTTGTTTTATATCCCATCGTCCCTGTCCGAGAATCGAACTCGGTTAAACCATTCAGGGGAACTTGCATTTAGAAATTAACTCCAACTGTGTGGCGTATTTCCATTTGACGAACTTTACGCTCGGTTGTTTCAGTAGCAGGCATAGTAGCCATTTCAGCTTTTATTTCTTCAACAGTCATAGCTCTTGATCCTTCAAACATTACGAAATCGGTTCCGTAACCTTCAAAGTTTCCTTCTACCATTGCTTCGTGAGCATTTGCGAAAGCGGTGAATATATCCATTGGGTTCTCCTTTGTGTTTACTTTGTTTCCCATATACCCAGTATAACCTAAGTAGGGCTAGAGTAAAGCATTTTGCTAAAGAAATTTAAAGAAATAATCCCTATAAAATCAGGGTTTTTTAAAGAATTTCAGGCGAAGGATAAATTAAACCGCGAAATTCGCCGACACGAAGCCACTCAATGTAATTATCGAACAAGCTATTATTGACTGGTCTTTGTCTACCAACGAGACTCAATTCTTTCTCAGCTATCTCAGATAAAGACACACCAGCGTCTTTCTTCTGTCTCAAAGTAAGCCGATGGATGGCTTCACCTACGTAACCTTCAGGATTAGGAAAACGATCAACAATAATAATCGCACCGCCAGCGCTCACAGCAGTTTGTAAACGATCCAAAATCAGTTTCCTTTTCTTAGGATCAATGAACATTAAAACAAGAAACAAAACAGCAACATCGAAACGTGGGGGAACATACTCGACTAGATCGCTTACGACTAGCTCGCCGCCACCATCATACAGCGCCGCCATTTCCTCACTATTATCTACAGCTATTAAAGAACCATTACGCTCATCTAAAACAGGTTTAATCGCTTTACCAATGTTTCCTGTGCTAGCTCCTAAATCTAAAACCAAACCGTCATCAGGTAGAAACGCTCTAACGAAATGAGCCACGCCTCTAGTGGCTAAATCGTACCAAGGCAACGACTCTCTAACGTGACCATCAAAGCGTTCAGCTACAGCTTCGTTATGGAAAGTCCATTGATCGGGTATCCAAGAAGTCTCAGCGTGATAAGAAGCTTTTTCTTCAGCCATTTAAAATGTTATCCCTAATACTACGAGCAACGTGTGACATCATTACTGGAGGAACTGCTCTGCCCATCCGTTCCCATCGTTGAGCAAAATTGCCAGTTAATTGAAAATCGTCAGGAAAACCACAAAGACGGCGCACTTCAGGAATACTAAACTTGCGTGGCTCTGAAGGATGTGTAACGCCAGCTACACCAGCACTTGCCCCAGCCATTTGTGTAATAGTCCCGACAGGTTTTTTAGCGTTAGAACGAATCAGGTTTAAATACTTATCAGAATTACCACCAGCATGTAATCTTAACCACTCTCGCCCTATCGCATAATTACGAATATCCACTAACAGTATTTCTTCAGGATCAGAAATAGAAGGATGCCCATTAGCTAAAAGATAAGACAACCATGCTTCTTGTTCATCTTCAGGAATTATCCCATCTTTGTTTTCTCTAGGTGGGTTAATAACAATCTCGCCTGTTTTAGCTGAACTAATACCACCACTCATAATAGTGTCAGAAGCACGTTTACTAGACCAAGTTTCAAAAGTTCTTGAAACAGCACCATACGATCCTTTCTTAAAACCCCCATTAGTTATCCACGGACAAGCATCTTCAATCGAATATGAATAAGGCAAAGGTTGAGGATAAGTAGGAGTCGCATTTAAATCGTTTCTGACACCCATAAAAATAACTCGATTACGAGACTGTGGCACACCTAACCATCTAGCGTTAAGCACTTGAGCTTCTACTTTGTAACCGCACTCTTTAAGTTCTCGCATAATCATTTTGAAATAGCCTTTAGCTGTGCCTCTAACAAGTCCAGCTACGTTTTCAGCTACGAAAACTTTTGGTTGTAAACCTTTCAACAACCGAGCAAACTCAAAGAACAGGTCGTCTGTTTGCTGTTTAGTTTCGCTGTATTTACTAACTTCACCCCACTTGTTTTCTCTTTTACCTGCCATAGAAAAAGAAGCACACGGAGGTGAGCCTTCAAAAACGTCTAACTCTCCTACGCTTAAACCTGTTGCGTTTAAAATATCTTCCGCTTGGACTAAACGAATGTCACGATCATCTAAAATAGTAGACGAATGATTCAACCTATAAGTATCTCTTGCCGCTTCAATAAACTCAGAAGCCCAAACAACTTCAAAACCTTCCATCTCGAAACCTAAACAAGAACCACCGCAACCTGAAAAAGTAGAAACCATTTTAAAACCATTAGTCCCTCTAACCTTTTCTATCTCTGCCATTGAAGGCACCTTGTAGTCAGGTTTCATAACAATCCTGCTCGCCCACGTTTCTCTAATATGTTGTAAGCCTTAATAGGTGATTTCGCTTGAGGAGCAACACGTTCTTTTACTACTTTGCCTACCAGTTCAGCTATTCCCGAATCACCAAGTTGGAGATTCACATGACGGTTATCACAAATTCCGTTTAGTTCAGGGAACTCTGCTCGTATTGTTTCCTTGTGTCGCGGCTTGTTTAAGTCGCCCCATGCAGAATCGCTGTAAAGATCAAAAACTCGTTGATCAAAATATGGTGACAGAACAGTAATCCCATAACAGTCCGCCATAATTCGCAAACTTATTTTCTGGGTGTTATCTGGCTCAGCAAACCGCATAGTTCGCATTTCCTGAAACTTTGCTTTGGGTTCTTTGTAATGAATCATTGCTTTTTTGCTTAACCCAAAATGAGCGTCTGCTCCTAATCCTGTCACTAGATAATCCAATCCCCAGCGCTTCATCTGCTCAAATACGAACAACCACGGCAGTATACATTCAATAGTCGGCTTTCTCAGCTTTGTATCATATTTCGTTTCAGGAGCAGTTAAAGTCCGAACAATACGAACAACCGTTTTGAAAATTTCATTAGAGTCAGTAGGAATAAAAATTGGAATAAATTGAAGATCAAAAATATCCGCGAGTTTCTTTGCTCCTAAAAAATCTTTTGACCTGCGATCTTCAAGAGTAAAAGAAATAATAGAAACTTGTTTTCCTACATCTAATGCTGACAGAACTAAAGACGCTGAATCAATACCAGCAGAAGTACCTACTATTATGTTATTAGGCGATGGGCGTAAGCAGTCTTGAAGAATCTGTCGAAGGTTAGAACTCATACCCACATTTCGGACAAGTATGCTCAGTTTGTAAATCTTCATCGAAACTAGCCCATCCTTCAGGCGGTTCAGGATCAGAAATAGAATCTAAAAGTTTACTAATGTCATCTTCCTCCCAACCAGTACCAAGTAAATCCTGTTCATTGTTTTGATCTTCTAAGAGTTGCATTAACAATTCTTGATCGTAAGTCCCAAGATCACTTGTGCGGTTATCTACAAGCAACATTGCTCTTGCTTCATTATCTGATTTGTCTACCCAAATTACAGGTACTTCAGTTAGCCCCTCCTCCACAGCGGCGAGATAACGGTGATTGCCTATAAGAATACGAGAAGAAGAACGCTGAACAACACATACGCCGTAAAAACCATTGCTTTTAATAGATTCTCTGATGGCATTTATATTTCCTTTTCGTGCGTTTTGAGGATGAGGAGAGATGTCATTTACTGAAACAATCTCATACTCTTGGTTTGTCTTTGGTGGAGCTTCAGGTATCTCTACAGTTGTTGAAACTTCTGTTTCTTCAGCAGTAATAGAATTACGCAACCTGTCTCTAAAAGAGTTCATTTCCCCTCCCTTAATTTTCTTAATTCAGTATAAACAGTATGCCCTACCACTCCACAATGCTGTGCAATCTCTCGCTGAGTGACACCCAAATCGTTTAATTCTGCCCAAATTCGCCTTCTAGCTTTTCCGTGTTCACTCATCTCGTCTCTTAACTCTTTAAGTTTTTGAGTCTGAAACTTACTTTCTGTTAATAACACTTCTTTTGTTTTACTCATATCACCCTCCTGAGGCTCTTACATTCGCCGCTATGGTACGCAACGAATCCAATCGCGCTCTAATCGTTATCAAAAATTGTTGAGCCGCTTTCTCTCTAGCTTCCATCAATTTAAATCTTCTAAATTCTTCTCTAGCAACTAAAGAAGCTCTTGCTTCTTTTTGAACCGCTGTTAAGCGGTGCATACCAGTTCCTTCAGAATCAATCTGTCTCACTAAAGCAGTCCAATAGCGTTCTTTATACTCAGACTCAGCTATAGCTTTTTCTTCAGCTAACTTAGAGAAATCTTCTGTTCCTTCTTCCAACTGTTTGCCAAGCTTAACCATAAGCCTTTCAACATCAGTTTGAATCAGATACTCGTCATAACCATTCATTAAAACGGTTCTTCAGGTGGAAGCTTTTTAGGTACTTCTCTTTGATCGGCTTGAATAACTGTTGTCGTATCGCCTTTAGTAACTGAGGCTGTAGCCCACTTAAGACTCGGAGCTACATCGTCTGCGATAACTTTAATTTTAGTGCGCTTCTCACCATCATCATTAGTCCAAGACTCTTGTTCAATGCGTCCGTAAACCATTACACGCATCCCTTTAGTAATAGACTCGGAAACGTGTTCTGCTAAATCACGCCAGCAGGTAACATCAAAGAAAGAAGCTACGTCTGCTCCTTCTTGATCTTTCCTGTTCCAAGCAACGCTGAAAGAGCAAACTGCCGCACCACTAGCTGTATAGCGCAGTTCAGGTTCGCGTGTTGCGTTACCAATAATTGTTAATGTGTTGTCGTATGCCATTTGTGTATCTTTCCTTTTTTTAATTTGTTGTAAAAGCTTGGATGATTAAATGAATATCTACGCTGATGTCTTACCTCAGCGAGACTAATTACTTCAGCCAATTCTTCTTTTTTCTTCATACAGAAAGCTCATCTCTAATAATTAGACATAAGCCATCATTTGTAGATATTTCCGAAGCGCAAAACGTGATCTTGCAAACGTGTGCTGGATCATCGTCAGGCACTACTCCTGCGTCTACTAGACCATCTATTGCCGCTTTAACTGCTGGATAACAGGCGGCGACATCAGGTAAGCTTTTGCGTGAAGTTCTAAGTGGTACTGCTTCGATTGAGATTTTTTCTAACGATGGTATGCGTTCAGCTTTCGCTAACCACGCCCATCTCTCTCTTGCTTCTCTGACAACTTTAGCTCTTTTATGATAATGCCAACTTCTCTCAGCATTAGCAGTCCAAGGGCGTTCTTTATCTTCTAAAGTCCAAACAGTATTACCCACTTAGATATTCTACTAGCTTCACCTAGCTTGACGGTGGCATTGCGGCTAATAGTTTTTCTCTAGAGTCAGCAAAAGATTCAAGGCTTTTAGCTACGTCTTTTAATAGAAAAACTTTTTCTTTATCAGTAGTTTTAGTATCACCTACAGAATCGACTGCACGTTGAACTATCTCATCTACTAAAGCTACTTGTCCTGATAAGTTCATATTCATCTCCTTTCTTTTTATTTGTTTGTCCCTTTCCAAAGAATTGAACTTCGGCTAGTCCTAGCTCCTACTCAGCCATGGCTTTTACCACCATGTGGGGAATTGAACCCCTTTCCATTGCTCCTAGATTCCACTTAAAGGGCGAGTTGAACTTTTTCCAAATTCGCCAATCTGAATCTAAGTTCACCTCTGCGTTTTATTTAATTTTCAAGTCCCTGTCCAAGAATCGAACTTGGATTGATAACCGTTCAGGGGAAACCAATTAAACTATTGGATCGCTTTCTATATGGTAAGTATGTGTCTGACCATTAGACTTAAAACTCGCCCAAGCCTCATTGACAAAACCGTTATCTCTAATGTTGTTATTAAGCGAAATGTCAGTTGCTACTGTCTGCTTGATAATGTCTTTGATGTTATCCATGCCATTATCAAAACAACAGAACTCAGCGTTCTCAAGAGCCTTGAGAAACTTAGTTTCATCTAAATCAATACTTACTGTTACATTAAATTTCATTTGATGGTTCTCCTTTATATTTTCGTTGTATCCCATGCGCTCCAATATAGCCTAGATAGGGCTAGGGTGACACCTTTTGCTAAAGATTTTTTAAATTTTTTTTAAAACCCCTGATTTGTCAACAAAAAGAACTAGCCTTTACGGCTGTGAACTGGTACAAAAAAGCAAAGTGTTTAGGCTTCCCAACAAAATGGTGGTTTCCTGAACAGGGTGGTCGAACAGATTTGCCAGTATGGATATGCAAAAACTGTGAAGTTCAAGCAGAATGTCTCGACTACGCGATGAAGTTTGAGCAACCAGTTCACGGAATATGGGGTGGCACTACAGAATCGCAAAGAACGAAACTAAAAATGGAAGCACGAACAAAATGGAAAGCTGGAACTTGAAAAACATTAAGAGTTTAATAATCAAGTTCCAGCTCTCCGACAAACATTAGGACTCTTTGGATTTATGGGATACAAAGAAGTTCCGAGGAGAACCGCCCTAATGTTTGCAATTTTAATTAAGAACTGGCACCTGTCGCTTCAACTACCCGACTCCCCGAATTTAATCTTAGGATCTGTGTCCGGTTCATCCACGACTATCTATATAGAATCCCGAAGGTAATCTTATGTCGATGCCAGTTCTTAAATCTTGTCCGTATTCAGTTGTCAAATTGATGAGGGTTTGCTTCAACTACTAAAACTTTGCGGTTTCTGTTCATCCACAAACCCTCAAACCCTCAAATCATACTATAGCTAATTCTGCCGCTACGATAGCTGAAGTCTCTAATTCGTCTTGTCTGTCAGGCGACTTAACTGTCTGAGCTACTGAAGTAACAGCTTGAGCTAATCCTAATGCGCTAGTATCTCCACCTTGTATAAAATGGCGAAGTATGCTTTCTTGTTCATTTTCCGACCAATGAATTTTCTTAGAAACTCTTTGAATAGTTTTAGGAGCATTGACGACATCAGTTCCAGCCAAACTTTTCAATTCGATGATCTTGGTTTGCATGTAATTAACGTCAAGAAACGTAGCCACAGCATCTCTCGTCTTAGACGTAATCAAATCAAGTTCCCTCCGTTGAGTGTCATCAGACCATCTAATAATCCCTTCGTCTAACTTTTCACCTAGATGAACAGCGCGCATGGCATCTTTAGTTACTTGTAGTCCATTAGAACAAACTTGAACAAACAAACGTGGAACAATAGTAAAAGCTCCACCTCCTGTCTCAGAATTTTTAATAACTAAACCAGCAAATACTGTTGGATTGTCTGAGCCTGTCTCACCAGTAAAAGGTGAACGATACCCTTTAAGAATTTCAGGTGCGTACTCTTTAACCTGCGGACAAACTAAACGCAAAGACATTCTTTTATCTGAAAGGTCAGCGCCGTCTATTTCTATTTGAACGCCTGCTTGTTTAACACCATCAAGAGTCGCCATTAGAACATCGTAGTTGTCTATCGTTTTATATTTGTTAGATAAAAACGCTCTAGCTATTCCAATAGAGTCCGTATCATCAGTTCTGAAACCTCTAACCAAATGTTGTTTGCTTTTGTCAGCGTTAAGCCAATAGTTCATGTTCTCGTCATACAAAGTCGGAACCCAGTCAGGATCAGCTTCTAAAATATCAACCGCTACTCGTTCTCTTAAAGTTTTGACATACTTGAGAGGTATATTGAAGCGTTTAGCTAAACCTTTATCAAAGATTGGAGTAGGTGCAAGCCGTACATTGTCGGTGTGAACACCATCTTCTGTCATTCTAACGCCGCCGCCTTTAACAGTTAAGTTGCCAGCTTTGAACTCTAAATCAGAACTCGGTACAACTATGTCGTATCTTACATCTGATTGTTTTTGTAGCATCTCTACCAAATCAGGTAGTGATGAATTTCTCGTTTCTGTTTCGATGTATTCCATCATTTTGTCCTCCTCAGACTATTTATTTATATTTAAAACTTATACGGAGTTTGCACTCTGAAAATGGAACTTATTAGCTTCTTTTTAAAAGTCCCAGTTTTGTAGCGTTTTCAGGATTATCGTGTATCCACGTATGGCAACTTCTACAAACTGCCATACTGTTTTCTGTTTCTAGAATTGAACCGCCTCTAGCTCTTGTTAAAGGTTCGTGTATGTCAACTGCTCGACCATCACAAATAGTCTTACCTTTAACTGATCGCTTCATGCTTTCAGTCAACTGCGCCCTCAAATGACGAGTGATATGCGGTCCAGCTTCACACCATTGCCTATGCTCCAACTCGTTTCTGACAAATTCACGGCGTTGAGCTTGAACACGTTGACGCTTTTTACTCATAGGGCGCAAAGGTGTTTTTCTTTTAAGTGGCGTTTTTCTTTTAAGCGGCGTTCTTTTCATTTTTCCTACACTCTCTTAACTGTTTAAGAGTGTGCTGACTTTTAGCTTCACCACACTCACATAAGACAGCTATCGTTGTTTTAAATTTTGTTCGATCTCCTAACCATTTACTTGAGAAATCAAACCCATCGTCAAATCCCATTAACTGTTCCAAACATTGTCTAAGCCTTTAAGCTTGCCGCCTTGTCTAAGAAACTCAACAGCAGTAGATAATCTGAAATGATATTTGTTAAGCGTATTAGGTGGATAACGTTCTTCTAAAAGTTTTATTGTTTCCTCAAAAGGAAAGTCATTCCACTCTGCTTCAAACCATCTTTCAGTCCAATCGCTTGCTGTTAAATGAGAAGCTGTAAGCGTTAAAGAGGTCGTTTCAGGCGAATTTGAAGACTCAGAGAGCCGTTCATTGACCGAAAATACTGGTTCAGTAAGGGGATTATTAGTGCTTACAACAGGTGTTGTTGCGTTTACAACAGGAATTGTAGGTATTGTTGCGCTTGCAACAGGTGTTGTAGCTATTGTTGCGCTTGCAACAGGTGTTGTAGCTATTGTAGTCACAGTAGGCACATTAGATATCCATTTTCCTTCTACTTCTTCAAACATTGGTATTGAATAATTCAAATTAGCCATACATAATGTTTGCCAAACAGTAAACGCTGGCGACAACGGATTAGGTTGCCTCCAGTAAGGATCATTAAACCGTCTTACTGTTTTATTAGCATCTAACTGCCATTCAGCTACGAGTCCTGAACTAAACATAAGTTGTTCAAGCTCAGGGTGATGTCCACTCGCCCAGTTACCCAAAGAAAGAATCTGTCCTTCTTCTAAATTCCTAGCCCACACACGGCGAGGATCTTCGTTACCTTTACCACCATCTCTAGCTTCTACATACCGTGAGATCATCCCAGCAGGTATCGTTCCGTCTTGTTCCATTATTGAAATACGAGCTACCACTTCTTCGTAGCTCATGTGAATATGACCTGTCTCAGTATCACAAGGCGTATATATCTTGTCGTGATGGGCTTCTGCGAAACGTGTGCCACATCCTACCCATAGAACACTTGAAATGATGCAAGTGAATAAAACCATGCAAGTAAATAAAAGCGACTTATTCATATAACCGCCTTGAAGCTGTCGCATTTGATACAGCGAAGCCAAAAGTCGTAGCGTAATGCAACTTTGCTTTTATGTTTTTTAGTTTTTAATTCTTTACTAATATCTGTTTCTTCTGTAGCTGTTACAGCATCTTGCCAATCGTGGTCACATTTACGCACAGGAAAACGCCAACCAGTAGGAATACACCACCTACATAAAGGCGACTGATTAGGACAAGTGACAGCACATTTCATTTGATCGTGCGTCATCTTTTTTTCTTCCAACATTCGCAACCGCAATTAGTTTCTTTCGTACATTCACAATCCACTCCGCAACCACACTTGCAACCAAACGGAGCTTGTTTTCTTTTCCAGTATTCCTTTTTATGAAATACAGATACTTTCCACCAGTCAGCATGTCCCATGCCAACTTTTACTGGTGGAATAGTTCCCCATACTGGACTCATTCTTTTTCCTCCCAACAGGATCTACTCGGATACCAATGACTACTACCACCGTCTAAATTAAAATAAATCCAAGCCGCCATACCTACATTCGCTACAGGATCAAGAATATGAAAGCCGTCAAACATTTCGCTTCGTTCGGTTCTTTCAATCCAAAATTTTGGTAGGTGCTGAAACCATCCTGAAGCTCCACTAGATTTATTAACTGCTGTTGAATACTTGTCTGTGGGTTTAGCGCTCGACTCGCAAAAAGCTATCCTTAAAAACAGTTGACGATCACTCCATTTAGGAAAAAACCAGTTCACTAATTCTTCTAACGTAGGTAACTGTTCAATGTAAATTTCAGGATCAATTTGACAAGGTTTATTTATCGGACATTCTTCAAGCTTGCCTTGAGCCTCCAACCATTTACCATAACTATTCAGCTGAGGTTCTTCTTCAAATTTAGGTTCTTCTTCAACAACTTTCCTTAAAGGTACTTTCCATGCGGAAACAGTTGTCGTAGTTGTTGTTGTAATTACAGTAGAAGCTTGAGTTCCGTAAATTTGGGTTTCTACTAAATTCAAAGGCTCTTGAGCTATGACAGCATCACTAACAACTGTGCAACAAGTAATCGCAAAAGCAATAATAACTTTTTCAAACATTATCCCACTTCCCAGTTTCAGCGTTGTATTTTGCAAAAGGAGTTCCGTCACTCTCTTTGAGTACCATCCCAATAAGTTCTGAATCTATTTTCGGTTGTTTAGGTTTCGTATCTACAAGTGTAGCTTCTCTTTCCAAATCCCTAAATTTTTCAATTTGGTCTGCGTCACGCAAAAGCAATTTTAAAGAATTGTAAACAGTTTTTCTGTCATTCTCTCCGCAATAAAAAGGTTCTCGCTTCCAACCAACTACAGCATCACAAACATCTTCCAAAGAATGAGATTTAAGAGCTTTACGAATTGTTGATCTTCGTTTCTCGTCAAGTTTTGTTCTAGTAGGACTCTTTTCAGTAGCTTCAATCCATTTATCGAAAACAATTTTAACTTCATCAACGTATTCTTTTTTATTAAGTTCATTGTTTAGGTTCTTAGGGCGCTCGGTTTCGCTCTCGCTAGGGGAGTCGGTTTCGCTCTCCTCATGGGGAGTAATATCATCCTCCTCAGAGACAGGAACAAGCAACGTGTAAAGAGGTGAAGTTTCTCTACCTGAATGTGGATCAGTTCGGTATTCCACTTCTAATAATTGGTGTTCTTCTAACTCTGCTCTAGCTTTTCTTAATGTTGATTTAGCAGTTCCTTCGGGTAATAACTCCAAAAGAGTTCTTCTTGACGGCCAACATTGTCTTTCATCGTTAGCAAACTGAGCTAATGCAATCCATAATCTTAAAGCAGAGGGTGAAATTTTTTCACTTAAAATAGCTGTAGGAAAAACAACAATCTTGTTATTTGTCCATCTGCGGCGTAGACGACTAGACTTGTTCATAGGCGTATATAACTCCCTTACGCTTCCCTGAAATCAGGGCGGTAGGACAAAACTACCGCCCTGATTAAAACTTAAGCTATTGAACTTAGTCGGTTTAAAAGATTATTAATAGACGTTCTTGAAATTTTTTCTTGATCTCCAAACTCAGAAGCCCAAACAGCTTTAGCTTCTTCAATGTCACCACCCACCGCATCTAAAACAATGTGCTTACCTTCTGCTAATGGAATATTGTCATCTTCTTCAGCTACGACTATTGCATCTTCAACTAGCTCACCAGTCTCAGTTACATCCGCACCAAGTTCTTCAGGAACATAACCTGCTCCAAGAACCACATCAGGAAACAACACACGGCATAATTTAGAAACTGCTCTCCAAGTCAACATCGCGTCTTGGTATTGTTTCCAATTCTTTTTATTAGCAAGACCAGCTACTTCAGCATCTTGCATAGTAAAAATAGCCGAATGTTCATCACCAGTATCAGAACGCTTGCCATGAGCAACAGCACCCTTTTCATTAGTCTCGACTGTTACTGAATGTCCTGCTTGTCTAACAAGTCCCAACATTGATTCAGGTCTTAAACTAGCCGTACCTTCAATAACATGAAACTGTCTCATGCTTGTCATTACATCCCAATTATAAGCTCGACCTGCTAAACCTGCGGCAACGATGTCTGCCGCTTTTCTTCTATAAGCGGTTGGAATAATAGTTGAGTTAGCTAATACGTCAGCTTGTCTCATTATTAAATCAAAACTAGCTGTTTCACTAATAGGTATTATTTCACTCATAATGAACTCGCTTTGACTAGCTTTACGGAAGGGACAAACTCGCGTGAACAAAAATCGTCATCATTCACACCAAGATTTTTAAGCTCAGTCCATTTTGGTTCTGAACGAAAGCATCTTTTATGCAATTCTAAAGCGACTACATCAGGTGAACGAAGCTCTCCTGTTTCAGGATCAATTCGTATATCTTCTAAACGCGCACACTTTAAAACATATTTTTCTAAACCTTCACGATCTATATTCGTGCGGCGATACGAGCCAGCTTTTTCAGCTATTAGCCCATTAGGTAGAACAACTCTCTGCTCACCCATCTCATCCATTTTTTTATTAGCTACAGCTTTACAGCTTGTAGATGCAAAACGAATGTTTCTATTAGCTGTATCTAAATCATCTATGAGTTCAATGAGTTCACTTAGATCATCAGCACCGCTAACTTTTTCTAATAAAGCTTCTGACATATCTCGTATCTCTGAAGCTAGTTTGTTTAATTCCACATATACTCCTAATTTTGTTGACCGATGGAAACCATCGTTACTTTGAGTCTAGTTCTAGGGTGTGACAGGAAAGTGGAACCCATATTTCTTAAAATTTTTTAAAATTCTTTTTAACCCCTTATTTTATAGGGTTTTTAAGGCGGTTTTTAAGTGGTTTTTAATCATTTATTTTTTATTGACTAGACAGGGCTAGTCAACTTCGGCTATACTGGAGTCATGGGATACAACGAAACAAAGGAGAACCCAATGGAAACAAAAACTACTATGCCAAGAATGAATAAGACTGCTAAAGGCTTCGCTATTCAATTCATAACAATGGGAATGATTGATTCTTATGGAACTGAATGGACTGTAAGAAATAACAATGGTGAAGTCTACAGCAAAGAAACAATCAACCAAGTTGCTAAGGCTCTTAACGAAATGGGTGAAATCTAAAAATGAAGTTAATCACTAAAGCACAAGAAGAAAAACTACTAGCTAAGAACACAGACATACCAGTTGTTAAATTGTTTGATGCTTTCGGTCAAGCGTACTGGCTATTAACAGAGCTGGATGAAAATGGCAATGCTTTTGGATTATGCGATCTTGGAATGGGTTTCCCAGAGTTGGGATATGTAGACATAAACGAACTAAAAGAACTAACAGCATTTGGCGCTCCAAGAATAGAAAGAGATATGTATTTCACAGCAACAAAAACTCTCAGCGAATACATAGCAGATGCTAAAGAAGGAGTACGACCATAATGTCAACTGAAGAAACTTGGCATCGCCATCAAGTCAACCAACTAATCGAAGGACTACTCAACAGAGAGTTCGATTCAGCTAGTTGGATGAAAGACTCAGCTTGCAAAGACGTTGATCCTTCTATCTTTTTCGTGGAGCGAGGAGAATCAGGTGAAGAAGCTAAAGCCATCTGTGCTACTTGCCCAGTAAAGCAAGAGTGTCTCGACTACGCAATCAAGTTTAATGAGCGTGTAGGTATTTGGGGTGGCATGTCCGACAAACAAATACGGCAAGAAGTTCGTAGAAGAAAGAAGGTTGCATAATGACCGCAAAAGAAGAACGGCGTAAAGCTAAAAACATGGAGCGTAAACGATTTATTGAATGGATGTGTTCAGAAAGATACGCGCAATGCTCAAATAAAATTCACACGAAAGGATGCTGTGCCTAATGGGAAAGAAACGTAAAGCTCCAACTAAAGCTAAGACTTGGACTCGTATGCAAGCCGCTCAACTAGCTGACAATAACATCTATGAAAAGATAAAAGATAAGTTTCTTGATGACATGCCTGACGAAGTTTGGGTGAACGACAGATACCAAGCAACAGTTAGATATTTAAACGCTGAACTAGGTCGTGATGGTGTCTGTCAAATGTGTATTCACTCTCATACGCGAGCAACGAACCGACCATGGCGACACTTCCAACAAATCAAAAACGACATCTTTGGTGACGAACGTGAAGCACTAGAACTTTACCCTGCCGAGTCAAGAGTCGTTGATACTGCTAACGAATATCATTTGTGGGTTTGGACTAAAGACTTGAAGATACCTGTTGGCTTTCTTGAGCGTAATGTTCGCTACGACATAGGTGACGATGATCCTGAAGTTGATGCTCATTTAAAAAATAGTAGAGCTAAACAAGCTCCGAAGATGCAAATAGCGTAATGAAAGAAATCAGAGAAGTTGAGATAACTAACGAAATGCGTGAAGAAGCGCAACGTCAAGCAGACGAACTACCAGTACTTAACCACTCGATACGACAAGGCGAAGGAAACGTCTACGGATTTCTTGGTGAACTTATATTTATTAAACACAACGGAGGTCAACAAAAAAACACTTACGACTACGACATTGTTATGGCAAGCGGAAAAACTTGTGACGTTAAAACAAAATGTGTTACAAGTATTCCTCGTATCGAATACGAATGTTCAATAAGCGCAGGACACACTCAACAGAAATGCGATTTCTATGCTTTCGTTAGAGTCACTAAAGACCTTAAACGTGGCTGGTACTGTGGAGCTATAAGCAAAGCAGACTTCTTTCAAATAGCACGTTTCGTTCCAGCAGGCGAGCCTGATGGTTCAAACAACTGGATACCTAAAGTCGATTGCTACAACGTAACTATCGCTGATTTAACTTATTAGTAGTCCCACATTGTTATTCAGCTTTGTATTCTTTGCCTGCCGGTTTCGCCATAGGCAGAACTGAAGCCGACTTGTCGCCTACTGGTAGAACAGAAGCGAAGTAGCCTTTAATAATTGATAGTGCCGCTGGTGCCGCCGAGACAGCAATCGTTTTAGCACTCGATATTGATAAGTCTGTCATTCCTGAAGCGGCTATCAAGCCGACTACTGATTGTACGTATGTCATTATCGCTCTTTCAGCGACATCTTTGAGTTGGTCTAAATCTAATTTGAAATTCATTATTAACCTTTCTTAGCCGCAGGTTTCTTAGCGGCTGGTTTTTTAGCTGGAGCTTTTTTAGCTGGAGCTTTCTTAGCTGGTTCTTTTTTAGCTTCTGTTTTCTTTGCAGGAGCTTTCTTAGCAGGAGCTTTCTTTGCAGGAGCTTTTGCCCCATCCACAATCATGGCGAATAAATCGTCATCAACATGACCTGTTGGATCAAGTTTGTTGTCATTCTGAAAAGCAACCACGGCTTTCATGGTTGTTATTCCGTATCTGCCATCTGTATGACCTGATGCATAACCTTTGTCTCTTAGAGCTTCTTGGACTCTTATAGTTGATACACGGTCAGCCCTTTTGTGGGTGAGTAGCATTTTATTATTTCTCCTTACTTGAATAATGCGCTAAAGGTATTACCATCAACTGTACCAGTTACACGTAATCCTCGCTTTTTCTGAAATTGTTTAACCGCCCAAGCTGTTTTACGACCATAAAAACCGTCAGCTATTCCGCACTCAAATCCCAATCTACCAAGACATGACTGCACAGTTTTAACAGATGCGCCTTTAGCTCCTTTTCGCAGAGGAAAAGCGCTTACTTCTTTGCGTTGCATTTCAATAGCGGCGAGTATTCCTGCCCAATCTGTTACTGGTTCAGGAGCGTCTACTTTCTCTGACGGTTCGCCTGTTAATGCTGGAGCAGGAAACCAGTCAACACCTGAACGTGGCTGATGATGCCACCATTCTTTATCTTTAATAGTTGGGACAATCCCATACTCTGTAGCGATGTCGTTGATAGTCGGTTTAGAAATCTTTTTGCTCCATTGAGCCAAATCAACAGCGTAACAATATCCGTCAAGCTGTTCCATGTGCCAAGAGCCACGCCAAATACCTTGACCGTCTAAACCCTTAACACCGAAACGTCTATCAGGATTAGCCGCAAGATTACCCTTACCTGCTTTATACGCTTTATAGTAACCCATCTGTGTCGCATACGACCTGCAACCTGAGTTGACTTTAACTTTACCTTTGATACGACTATCCGAAAAGAACGCTTCAAGCCTTGTCACAAATTTCGGATGCAACAAGTCAAGCTGAATGTTGCTTTTAGTCGTAGGAATATTCACTCCAACATCATACCAAACTATTGATTAGGTGTCTTTTCTATTCCTGTTTTACAAACTGAAACCAGTCCCCAGCTTGTAGTCATCATTTTCAAAAACCCAATAAGGCCCATCTGCGTCAACAAAATGGACGAATAATTGGATGTGGTAATTGTCGGCATCTGTTTCCCATGTTTCTCTCCAATGATTCAACTCACATCCTCGATATATCGTGAAATCACCAACGTCTTGAACTATTGCGCGAGATGTCGCACCTTCTCCAACATGCAACGCCCAAGTCGGTGAGTAGTTCTTACCGATAAGCATCGTTGCGGAAACTTCGCAAGCTGGTCTGTCTTTGTGAGCTTCGAGAATAGAGCCGTTCCTGTAGATCCTAAAATAGTTATATGTAGGCAAGAGTTTCAGCCCTGTTATCTTCTCTATCTCTTTTTGAAGCAAAAACTGAACGTACATCATTATCGGATGTTTGTAGAATTTGAACATCCCCGGAGTTTGTTCATCAGATTCCCAGTCCGATGTTTCTTCCAACCACAGAAAGTATTTCTCCATGAACGCCAAATCCTCGACAGATATGCAGTCGGGTTTCTTTTTGACTATGTAGTCTTGCTCTTTTTGGAGTTCCCACTTGCTGAAAGTCATTAAGTGACCTCCTGCTTTTGGAATCCATAAAAAATGTTGAAAACGTATCGCTCCTCACCAGTTCGGTGAGGCAAAGATCGGTGAGAGTAAAGCCAAAAGGCTGGAAAGATTAAAGCTCTTCCAGTTTTCGGTTTAACCATCACGCCTTGAGTCGGAAATTCAATCTCGCCACCTTCATCAATGTCTGAAAGATACATGGTGAAAGTCAAATGCCTATGAACAAGAAGCGGATAGCCAAAATCTGAATGAACAGCGTGATATCCGTGTTTTCCGTCCCCCTGATAACGGAGAATGTTGTAACCCTCCACTAAACCAAAAGGAGGCTGGTTTTTCGCGTCAGGGAGTTTCTCCAAATAATGATTTAAGCATTGTTGCGAGAAAGCAAGAACAGGCTCATGCTCTACAGCAGGGCTGTATTCTTGAAAAGGTATCTGATCGGATTCCCTCGCATACGGTTGCGTCCCGCCTGTCGTCTCAGACTTAATCCACCTGTTTGATGGTTTAAGCCTTTCAATTATTTCTTCACATAACTCTTGAGAGTCGGGCATTTCATATTGGCAAATAGCCTGATCCAACCATTTAGGTTCAGAATGGACACTAAGGTCACTCATCTTCAACTCCTTATTTAATTATTATTAACTTGATACTATAACCCAGCTTGTTGTTTCTTCATCCCAGTCATAATCGTTGTCGTCAACAGGTGGATCAACAGGTGGCCGATAACGAGGAGCGTTCACCGTTTCTCCAGTTTCAGGATCCGTGAAGGTGTAGTCAGCATCCCAACTCCACGAAGGTGGTCGCACATCTTCTTCCCATTGCTTCTTCTTTTCATTCCACTCGTAAGCTCGCCCCAATGCGGCATCTTCAGGGATAGCTGTAGGAGCATCCCAATCGAAAGTTTCCTCATTGAAAACCCAAGACTCAAACGGGGAAGGCAAATAGAAAGCATTTCGTCCTTCATCCCAAACCATTCCAGCGCCAGCGAATCTGACACGGAACTTGTTGTTGTATGAAGTCTGAACCCATGTGCCTCCGAGTTGTGCCTCTAAGTAGGCTTTGCCGAGAGCTTCATTTTCTTTGTTTTCTTCATCACGAAGTTCTTGGTCATCAACTACGACTACTCGAATGACAATGTTGTCGTCCCCTACTTCAGCAAAATGCGCCATTTTTTCTCCTTAAATCTTGTACCTGAGAATCACGACACCGGAACCGCCGGACCCTGTTGTTGAGCCTTGACCGCCACCGCCACCGCCTCCTGTGTTAGCAGTTCCATGAGCGATAGGTAATTGTGGAGGGGAACTGTAAGGATCGGCAGGGTTAGAACCGCTACTCATGCCGTAACCGCCACCGCCTGAACCTCCAATTCCCTGCCCCCAATAAGGAGCAGGAGTGCCGTTTATTGCTTGCCCTGCGCCTCCACCGCCGCCGCCTGCGTAATAAGTAGGAGAGCCGGTCTTGTAAGTATTCGCCGTGCCAGCGCCACCAGTTCCTCCATGCGCCCAAGCGTAATTTCCGTTATACGGAGATAATGTCGGCCAAGTCGATGACGCTGTTCCAGCCGCTCCGGGGTTACTGGCACCGCCACCGCCACCGCCAGCGACCGCGCTTCCCCACGGGCCGTAAGCCCCAGCGCCTAATCCCCCCGGACTTCCTTGAGATGGAGTCGTTGGTGGATCGTTACCAGTTCCAGCCGCCGAGTAAGTAGGAGAAGGCGACCAACCCCATTGATTGAAAACGCCTCCACCGCCACTCGCTCCGGGTCCACCTATCGAATAGTAGGGAGTCCCTG